GTCTCACAGATGACTCTATGCTGTCGGAATATCCGCTTGGATAGGCGACTTTGGTAACACCTTTTGAGGCAAGTTCTTTTATAGCCTGTGTAATCGCTTGTGAGGGCGAGTACGCCCCGGAAAGTATTTTTATAAAGGTTTTATCCAAAAGCCTCTGATATGCGAGTGTAGACGCTGTAGCCGTAGTTTTTGTCAGGTTTTGAAGGAGGCTTAGGGAATTTTCAGTCCCATGGAGCAACAGTGCTTGAAGAACAGGCGAATTAGATAACGGCACAGGATCCAAACCCATTGCCCTATACACTCTGTCGTCATATCCAAGGCTTGTTGCAGCCGCTTCAGCCATCAACTTTTTCACTTGACGCGAAGATACTTTTGAGGTTCTGGAGAGAATTTTAGAGACATCCCCTCTGAACAATCCCAGCTCATAAGCTTTTTTGTACTGAAGGATAGATGTCTCTGACATACCGCCCATCTTAGCAAGCCTTCGTGCGATGTCCCCCGCGATTTCATCCTCGACCTCGCTGAAGATAAGCACGACTTCGCTTGATACTCCGGCAAGGTAGGATGGCGTCAGCATGGTTACTCACCATTCCCCATCTTGCCGACCTTTGCCTCTTCTTCCTTGAGGAAACCAAGGATTTCGTCGTCAGTATTGTCGGTGTTGCTGTCAATCATCGACTTTGCCTTTTCCTCGGTTTCGCCATACCACTTCATGCGATACTCCCATTTCTGCATAAGGCCATCAACTACATCCTCTCGGTCGCGCTGCCGTTCTGCCTCAGCGTCAATGATGATGCTATCATCCCATGTATATGCCGTCTGGTACGTTCCATCGGGGCAGAGGTCGTAGAGAATAGCGAGGCAGTACATGGCGTATGCAAGGTCGTCGAGCGCAGTCTGGAGGGATGTCTGGATATCAGATACCAGGGCATAGGACCTTTGCTTGGTGATTTTCATTTCCGTGGCAGTTTTCTCAACCTGATTCGGGTCAGAAATAGTGCCTCTCGCAAGGCTGCATGCGTCTTCAATCTGGCAGAGAATCCTGTTGAGGCCAGCCATATAGTTGGAATCTCTGAGCGTAGGATTCCATGCCTTGAGGAGCTCGGAGCCTGCACTGACTGCATCAATGTCATTGGTGCGGTACAGCCTCTCCTTGCCTTCGGGGAGAACAGGAAGCCCATTCAGTGTCTTGAATGCATCTACGGAAGCGTCGATTGCCAGCTCGCCGCCCTCATACTCCCAAAGAAGTCTCCCAAACTGCTTGTCTGCCTCATGTATGAGGTCGCAAGCTCTGCTGTAGACAGATACCCCAAGCGGAGAGCGAATGTCTATAGTGTTACCGACAGGTATCTTGAAGTACGAAAAAAGAGGTGCCTTGATATTTTCAAGGACAACCTCCGGTTCGATATCAGCCCACTCCTCAACTTCTGCCAGAGAACACTCATCGCCGAGAGACTCCTCGTAGGTAGAGACGTAGGCTTTATTCGTTATAGTGTAAACAGTGCCATTGAGAGCGTGTTTCTCAAGCCTGCTGTACACTTTTTTCCCTTTCCATACTCGATACACGAAGAACATGGAAGTGATTTTCTGCGCGGCGTTGAAGGCTATGGGATAGCATGCATTAGCATGGATTATCTCTGTGACGATACCTTCGTCGCTGACGTAGGGTTTGAACACAATACCGCCACCGGCGCAGGCGTACTCGGTGTTCGGTCTGATATCCTTTATCACCGGCTTGAACTGTTCGTTGATGAAGTCGCCCATGGCAGAGCCAGAGAGTTCGACTTTCATTTCCAGAGTTACAGCTCTTGCCACTTCTGAGGCAATGATAGCTGGCAGCTTGAGAGACTTGGGAGGGTCGCCCTCAAACATGTCTATCCAATGCTCTATGGATGCCATCATAGTCTCTGTCATCAAGCTCTCATGCTTTGTGACTTCGGATATGCTACTTATGAAGCTCGTTTTGAACATCCTCTTAATCCTCCTGAAGATTGTTTTGACTCCGTCTAACGCCACTGTCATCAGCCTCCCTGTTCTGTATTGATGAACCTTGAGGCCTCTCGCTCTATCGTGTACTCGAAGGCGTTGAGTGTGCCGATGTCGGAGGCATCACTTCGGGCATCCTTGGTTCTCTTGTCTGTCCATGTGGCAGTTGCAAAGGCTTGTGGCAAATCCTCGCAGTCTTCGCTGAGAAACAGCCTGTTCTGCGTAAGGAGTGTGGTCGTGAGCCTTATTCTGTTGGTGACATCCCCGTTCGCGGCCTGTCTAACTTTGATGGGAATGTTGTTTTGGTCTGCTGCGTTTTTTATGATTCGATACAGGAAGACTTCTCCATCGTCGCAATAGACGTAGTCAAGTCTTCGGCCTATCTTCTCAACAGATTTCGCGAACTCAACGAACTTCCTGCTGATGGCGTCTGGTTCGGTTTCTGCGTCGTACCTTTTGGCAGACAAAACGACAGCCCTCCGGTGGCCTGCAATAATCGCTGTTGCGACCATTGATGTGCCTCGGATGGAGCTGCCTACACTTATGCCTATATTCACTTGTGTAATTGACATCGCAGCTATGGCCTCGAGCGGGATTACTATTGCCTCGGTCTTCTCATTGAAGGCTCCGTATATCTTGGCCTGAGTGAAGCAGGACAGCGCAAGGGCGTCTGCTCGGTCAGGAGATTTGATGCCACGCTCTTTCATATCCTTCTTTCGTTCAAGAATGATTTTACCGCTGCTGTTGATGAAATATTTTCTAACGGATAGCTGAGCGACGAGCTCTTCGTCGTTGCATAGAGCGAGTTTGCGTTGTTCCATGAGAACCTTTACGGTGGCCCACATATAGGTCGTTATGTCTCCGTAGTGCTCACCAAGAGCATCATTCGGTGCCTTGCGTCCGAAGTTAACGGGGACAATTTCCATCCTCCGTAGCCGCTCTTCTCGCTTTACTTCTTCAAGCCTATCAGTCACGCCTCCACCAAGGCCGGTGTCGTCTATGTTAACGATTATCTGGCCTCGATATTTCGGGTATTCAAGAAGCAGTTTCCTGTAGGTGATGACTATATCCCCAACCGTGGACATGAGGTTTTGCCCATGCCTTATGACCGGTATGCTTATAGCGCCGCCCACGTTCTGCACTATGACCGTCTCGTCATCGCCGTACCTTGCCACGTCCACCCCAAGTCGTATGCCGTCTATCTGCTCCGGATCCAGCTCAGTGTTGATGCTCTGCTCTATCAGGGGCAGAGGGATAAAGACGTCGTCTTCCTGCGTGGGGAACTCGCCAAGCACACGGACCTTGTAGACGTTGCTGAACTCTCCATACTTCCGCTTGAACATCTCGATATTTTCCTTGTTGGTGCGCTTGCTGTCCAGAGAAGAGACTGTGTGTGCTTTGTACAGGGCGCGGTCCTTGTGGAAGCTATCATAGAAGGTTCCTGTTGTTCTGGTCGGGTTTCCGCACATGAGGAGTTTGTTGTTGCCGCCAGACAGAGTAGCAAGAACAGCTTCCATTATTTCATCGGACACGCCTGACGCCTCATCCACAATGAACAGCATGTTGTCCTCATGGAAGCCTTGCATATTCTCGGGTTTGGAGGCCGTCTTTGCAACAGCAAACCATCGACGCTCAAATCCATCGACAAACACATAGGTCTTCGTCCAGTGGAGTATGGTCTGGAGCAATGGACTTTTGCCAATCCATTTGTTCAGTTCTGCCCATAGAACGTCATTGAGTTGCTGGGCCGTAGGTGCTGTAGCAACAACTCTGGCGTATGGGAAACATGACAAAAACCAGAGGACTGCATTGGCCTCGGTAGCGGTCTTTCCTATGCCGTGGCCTGACTTGACTGTTACCTTTGGGCTGCGAGCCAAGTCCATGAGCATGTCTCTCTGGTAGGGCTCCGGATAAAAGTTCGTGACCTCTTCACAGAACTTTACCGGGTCTTTTCTATATATCGGGAGGCGCTCCCTGAAGAAAGCGGCTCTGTCTTTACTCGCCATATCCCTCAGTCTCCTCCTTATCAGCAACAATAACAGCGCTGACCCACTGGTCTACTACGCTGCTGCTTGAGCCTCGATTCTCTTTTTCGTCCTTGTACCTCTTTTCTGCAAGAACTTGGTCCTGCATCTCGCCTGCTGTTCTAAGCAGAAGTTCCGTGGCTCTTGTATTGCCATACAGACCGTCAGTAAGCAGTCTCGCCATGAGAGCGACCCTGTTGGTGAAGTCCTCGTCTGGTATGCCAAGCCTCCTGAGGTTTTCCTCCACATTATCGCTCGAAACAGCGAGGTCGAGAATGAGTTTTGCGGCGGCTTTCGCATCTCTTTTCTTGCGTCTGGCCTCACCAGATTTCTTTCCTCCGTTGGTTCCCCGTTTTTTTGCTTCTTCTTTGGTTCGCACCGGATCCAGATTTTCTGGTGCTCCTCCAGCTCTCGACATCTCACCACCCCTATTTCTGGTATTGTTTCAAGCTTTCGTAGGGCTCGATTTGAGGCTTTTTGAGCCTCTGGTAATTGAGAATGGGAAGAGATATTAGACCTTTGCGATAAATTCGATAGAAATACGCTTATTTGTCCAGTGGTACACGTTCCCAGTCATGGAGAACCCGGCTTTACGAGCGACGTTGATGGATGCTTTGTTTTTGCTGTCAATGCAAGCAGTAAATTCGCTGCACCCAAATTCCTCTTCTGCCCACTGCAATGCCATCCTTATCATTATCGGAGCGTAGCCCTTGCATCTCATCGATGGTCTTATCGCCCACCCGAGCTGTCCGTTCTCCTTGTAGTTTGGACAAGGAGTGACTCGCACAAGCCCTGCGAGGTGGTCGTCCATAAGAAAAGCGAGGACAAATGTGTGCATGTCCTCGCTCATCACTTTCTTCATTTCATCAATGCTCTTCTCGGGGAGCATATAGAGTATGTGGCACTCGCCATCCCGCTTTACGAACTCGGCGTTGAATGTTTCTATCTCTTCGTCGTCGAGCAAGTGGAATGGTTTGAGCTCGAATCGCTTTGATTTCATCATTTACCTCTTTCATCAGGAGGCCATACCGTACCGTTGAACGTCGGGTCAACTACTTTCCCATCTTGGAACTTCGCAATTCTTTCCTTGTCTGCCGGTGTAAGCTTGCCCTGCAAGTCTTTATGGTCATACCATCCAGCATAGCTACCATCATCGAACAAATTGTACTGATGAGGGCATAACGCCTCGTTCTCATCTCTGAACATGTCGAGTTTCGTCTTCCCTCTTCGCCTCCCCTGCCATGTATGGCAGTCGTAAACATAATCGGGCACTCTCTGGTAGCCGTTCATTTCGGTATTCTCAACGACCTGATAAGGAACGAACTCCTCGTACTCTTCCTCGGTAAGCGGCCTGTCATTGAACATGAAGTTGCAGGCAACGTAATCAGCGTCCCTGTTCTTCCTTGCCATGCAGAGAAGGACGACAGCCTTAGCAATGAACAGGTCGTTCGTCTCTCCCTTTTTGAACCTTTCGTTGACAATCTCGTCTGCTCTTTGCAGGGCGATTATCTCCTTGGTCATAATCCCATAACAGTCTTCAGCGGAAATGGTAAGAAGTCTTCTCCATAGATAGGCTCTGAAGTCAACAAGAAGTTCGTTTGCAGCATACGCCGCGTGTTGAACGTCGCATCTCCTTATGGCCTTCTGAATCATAGAAGACATCTCGTACATATCGTAGCCGTTTTTGGTTTTGCGCTGATAGGACAAAACAATCACTCCTTTGTAAGTTTATTTTGTAAACTTATTATATCAAAAAGGTGAGCTTTTGTCATCCGTTATGTGACTTTTGTGAACTATTTTTTATCTTTCGGTTTACTGCCATTAAGCGCATAAGTGATGGTCTTAGGGGGAGGCATGATGAACTGTGACGGACATAGGGACCTTGAATACGCTCCGACATTCCTGAACACCACAACATCTCCAACGCCGAGATACCCTTCATATCCTTCCTGAACCAAATCCCCCTCGGTACATGTGTAGCCGTAGAGGTCGTAGTTTTCGGGGTATACACGCTTGAGGTTAATTACGTCCATCGGGACTTTCTTGACTTTTACGAGAAAACCGAGATTGAAAAAGCTGCCGTCTATGGTAGCAAGTTTCTTTCCGGCTATGCTCTTGATGTTGACAACTCTTGTCGCAAAGTCCACGGCATTTGCTATGATTGGTGTGCCGGCTTCAATGATGAGTTTTACGCTCATATCAGGAAAAGCCTCAGCCATGGGCTTGCAGACTGTTTCTGCATATTGAACAAAGCTTGGGATGGTATCATTGAACTGTGTTGAAAGCCTCTCGTCCATGGGACCATAGAGATTGCTGCCGAGGTCTATCACTTTGACCCCAAGCTCTTTTCCGGTTTTTATCATAGTCTCCACTCGCCTCTTCCAGAACTCAAGCCCTCTACCGCAGCTAATATGGCAGTGGATAGAGTTCATGTGGAGAAACTCGCTTGCATTGATAAGGTTTACGGCCTCTTCGTACTCTGGCTCCCCTATTCTGAAACCAAACCTTGAATCGAATCCAACACCTATATCAAAATTAAGCCTAAGCCCAATCTTGATGCTTTGCTCATTTTGAGTGCAGATGTGGTCTATCTCTTTGAGCTCATCAAGGTTGTCGATGTTCACTATGCCGCCACAATAAGCAACGGAGATTTTTCCTTCAGGGTCAGGAATCACTCCGTTGTAGACTATTCTGGAATAGTCCCTGTTGCACTTGATCGCCCTCTCGAGTTCATACGGAGAAACTACCTCAGCAAGCCCTTCAAGAGCCTTAACAGTCTGAATGACAGCCTTGGTGCTGTTGGTCTTGTAGCTGTAGGCTATATCAAAGTTCTTATATCTCCTCCTGAAAGCAGATGTAAGCCCTATGAAATTATCTACAAAGACCGGCTTATTGAAAATATAGCAGGGCGTCTCAAGCCCTACTATATCATCGTTTGACATTGATTTTGGGAATGTTTCGTTTGTGGTCATAGGTATAATATTTCCCCCATTTCTGGCAGAGTGCGTCTACGAGAGTAAGGTGAGCTTTCCTTGTCCTCTCAGCTCCGTCGTTTACATCCATCCCAGCCTTGACACACAGATAGCGCGGCTGGAGGATTATCCTGTTCAAAAGAAGCTCCTGCATCATCATATCCACGTCAGATGCAGCAAAGTCGCTCCTTTTGTACGTGGCCTTGAGAGCGTTCTTGTTTATCCATCTCATGTGCCCGGGAACTCCAACGAACTTGAACTCGGAGGTGTAATTATACGGGGCAAGAGCAGACTGGTCGAACCCGAGGCCAATTCCGAGGTCATATATCAACTGCCCTATTCTCTCTACCTCAGAGGTGACCTTCTCCTTGTCCGGAGTTCCATCTTTGTGTTCAAGGTACGAGGTATTGTCCATTCTATAAACGAACTTCTCAATATCATCGTCAGCGATGAAAATTACGTCTTCTGGCGTGTTGTTGATAATCCAGTATAGAGTGGACATGAAACTGTGGACGGCTCCGGTTGGAATAGCAAGAATATCTTCTACCCCAGCAGCCCTATAAGCCTCCTCTTCTTCCTCCCTCACCACATAGGTGCAATACTCGAAGTGGTTCTTAGTCAGGATTGCATCAGGGCGCTTATAGGACATGCAGTAGATGTTAAACGAAGTATTCGGACTCATAGTTCTTGCTCATGCGGAGCCTCATATTGATATCGAGCTCGACATTCTCTATGTCAAAGCCAAGGAGCTGGCGGCATCTGAGGTAAGGCAGATTAAGGCCGGCTCTCGCCATGAAGGGCAGAGTGGCGCTGAGGCGGGGATTTACCTCAAGGAGCTTGACTCTGCCATCTTCCTTCAGGATAAAATCGAAGCAGGCATTGCCGTCGAGTCCGCTGTCTCTGACAATCTCTTCTGCTATCGCCGATGCCTGCTCATTCATCGCAATATTGGCGAACATTGCAGAGCCGAACGACATCAGGGATGCCTCAAAGCCAAGCTGGTGTACAATTCTGCCTTTATCAGCAAGGATGCAGAGGGAGAAATCGCTGCCTTCTTCGTATTCCTGAAGAATCATTTTTTCCTTCAGATTCTCGAAGTAAACGAGGAGCTGGTCGAGGGTAATGTAATGATTCATGCCAAACTTATTGACTATGGTAATGTCCTTGCCTTTACCTCGTCGATA